CAAGAAGTTTTAACTCTTACCAATAATACTAATATTTTTGAAATTACTGGAATTGCATCCGTGACAAATCAAGGAACTGGCACAGGTAATTGGACAACAACTAAAGGATTTTTGGATTCCGATAAATATATACAAGATGATTATTATTATCAAGTATTTTCTTATGAAATACAAACTTCGATATCTTTTGATCGTTATGCAGACATAGTCAAAAAAATATTACACATTTCGGGAACAGAAGTATTTGGAAAAACTATTATACAATCCAATATTCAAAATGCACCAGTCTCTCTTGTAAATAGTTCAATCAATCAGGAATTATAAAAATGCCAAATTTAATAACATCAAATTTCGGAACAATTATTGCCAACAGTTTTATTAATACTGTTGATGCAAATTCTTATTATATATTTGCTGGTCAAAATATTCCTTGGCAAAATGATAATAATCCTCCTGCTCCAAATACTTCTTTAAATGAAACAGTATTTACAATATGGGATAATATGTTGTTTGCTAAACAACTTACATCAAATAATGTATTGTTAATGACGAATCTTAATTTGTGGGTAAGCAATACGGTTTATGCTTTTTATGATGATCAAAATTCTAATTTATTGGATACAAATTTTATAGTTACAGTAGATTCAAATACTTCTTATGATGTTTTTGAATGTTTAAATAATAATGGTGGTATTCCATCAACATATCCCCCAACAAAAGCTTCAACATCTGAAAATGATTTATTTTATTTTACAGCAGATGGTTATCAATGGAAATATCTTTATAGTGTTGATAATACCACATATTCAAATTTTGCTACAGTAGATTACATTCCCTATCTTCCAAATTCAAATACATCGGGAAATGCAGTTCCGGGAGCTATAGATACTATTATTGTAGAAAATGGTGGTTCGAATTTTAATGCTTATGCCAATGGATTTTTCCAATTTATTGCAGTTGGTTCAAATTCTCTAATATTTACTATTGATCCAACATCATCAACAAACACAGGTTTCTTTAATGGAAGTGCCATTAAAATTGTTGGTGGTACAGGTTCGGGTCAACAAAGAATGATTGATGATTATATAGTTTCGGGCGGCTTTAAAAATGTAATAGTCGATCAACCATTTTCCGTGACTCCAGATTTAACGTCTCAATATGAAATATCGCCTATGGTAATGATTGTTGGGGATGGAACAGGATTTCAAGGTAGAGGTATAGTTAATGCTTCTTCAAATACATTAGCTTCAATAGAAATAGCAAACAAAGGACAAAACTATAGTTGGGCAAATGCTACTGTTGTATCAAATACTGGTTTTATAAGTTTATTACAACCAAATAATGCTATACTAAGAGTTATAATTGGACCATCTGAAGGACATGGTGGAAATATTCCAAAAGAATTGGGTATTAATAATGTTGGAATATCTTTAACTTTTGCAAATACAGAAAGTCAAACTATACCTGTTAATACAACATTTAGAACTTTTGGTCTATTAAGTAATCCTTTATTTGCTAATGTTCAATTAACTTTTGCAAATACTGTTGGTATATTTCAAGCAGATGAAATTATAAAACAAACTAATACAAATGCTACGGGATACTCAACTGTTGTTAATATGGTATCTTCAATAATAAATATTACAAATGCTACAGATAATTTTGTCGAAGGTCAGATTATTACAGGTGAATCAAGTAATGCAAGCGCAATTGTAACAGCTATTACTAATAATGGCGTAGTTAAACAATTTAATACTTTTGATCAAAGAACTCGTTTTAATATTACGTTAAATGGAGGGGGATCTTTTGTCAACAATGAAATTGTTACACAATTGGATACATTTGCAAATGGAGTTGTGGATGAATCTAATTCTTCATTTATGGCAATTACAAATGTACGGGGAGTATTTGATGTAACTTCGGGTAACACAGCAGATTCTATAATTGGTTCAAACTCTTTTACTTCGGCTAATATTAATGCAATACTTTCGGGAGATATTATAAAAAATTCTGGAGAAATATTATATATTGAAAATATGGTTCCTATTCAAAGAACTGCAAATACATCCGAATTAATTAAACTTGTAATTGGGTTTTAATTGGTTTTTAACTAAATAATTGAAATATTGATAGAAAGAATTAACATTGGCTTTAGAAACTAATTTAGACACTTTTCCATTTTGGAACAGCTATAATTCAAATAATAAGTATTACGATGTTCTTTTTAGAGCAAGTACAGCTATTCAAGCCCGCGAATTAAACGAACTTCAATCAATTCTTCAAAATCAAATTGCAGAATTTGGTGATTCTATATATGTTGATGGTACAATCATTAAAGGTTGTGCCTTTACATTTGATAGTTCATATTTCTATGTTAAAGTGATGGATCTTCAGGTTAATGGTGAACCTGTAAATATTAGTGAATTTGCGAATTGCATTATACAAAATGCCGCAAATGTATCTGCTATTGTTTTAAATACTCAAAATGGTTTACAAACTCAAAATCCAAATTTAAATACTCTGTTTGTCAAATATATTTCTGCAGGCGCTAATTCACAACAATATTTTTTACCAAGTGATATTCTTAATGCATATGCTCGCAATTATGGAATACAAAGCACATTAATTAATAATGGTGGTTCGGGTTATAGTAATAATGATACTGTAATATATACATCTAATACTGGTGGTTCGGGAGCAATTGGTCAAATTGTTACCAATCCAAGCGGAACTATTATAGATGTAATACAAGTTGCAACAGGTAACAATTACCTTATAAATCCAACGGTATCAATTGCAAATTCAACTCTTGGAACTTCAAATGGTATAAGTGGTTCTTTATCCGCTTATAATACTATTGCACAATTAACAGTGGCTGCTAATAGCTTTGCGAATACAAGCAATAGTCAATATAATCCAGTTGGAATTGGATATGCATTTAGAGTTTCTGATGGAATTATTTATCAAAAAGGTTTCTTTCTTGAAAATGATGCACAAACCATTGTTGTTTCGCCATATACAACAATTCCCGACCAATTAACTGTTGGATTTGTTACTAATGAAGCAATTGTTAATAATAGTGTTGATACTTCATTAAATGATAATGCTCAAGGTTCAACCAATTTTAATGCTCCTGGAGCATTTAGACTTCAATTAACTCCTGCACTACAAGTATTACCAAGTGCAAATGCAGTTGGTTCTAATAACTTCTTTTCAATTGTTTCTTTTGAAAATGGAGTACCAGTTAAACAAAATCAAACAAGTTCATATTCTCAACTTGGAACTGCTTTAGCACAAACTGTCAATGATCAATCTGGTAATTATGTAGTAAGTCCATTTGGTGTTAGTGCAAGTAATATATCCGGTAATAATACATATCTTCAAGCACAAATAGGAGCTGGGGTTGGATATGTTAATGGTTATAGAATACAATCTTATGGAACACAAAGTATTCCTCTTAGAAAAGGAACCGATATTGTTCAAAAACAAAATGTTAATATTTCAACATCATATGCAAATTATGTTCCTATTAAAAATTTACAAGGTGTTATACCTTTTAATTTAGCGCCATCTATTTCATTAAGAGATACTGCTGGTTCTACCCCCACTTCGGGAGCTGGTAATGAAATAGGAACTGCAAAAGTTAGATCATTAGTATATAATTCTGGTAATCCCGATGATCCATTAACAGTATATAATTTATATATATTTGATGTTGTCATGAATTCTGGTCAAAATTTTAATAACGTAAGAAGTATATTTTATAATGGTGGTGGTATTCCAAACAATGGCGCGGCGAATATTAAATTAGACGTAAATGGAAATGCATCTATATTAGAAACTGCATTTGATACACTTCTATTTCCATTCAACCAAAATGCTATAAAAACTATTCGTAATTTATCTGGTAATAATACTATTGAATACATTTATTCTACGGTTGATCAAACTGTAAGCTTTGCAGCTAATGGAACTCTTCAAAAAACACTTACAGGTTCTTATACTTTTCCATATTCTGGCACTCTTGATAATGCCGAAACTATAAATTTTATTGTTACTACAAGAGGTTCGGCAAATGTAAACACAACATTCTCTGGTAATGTTGTTTCTAATACTTCATCTAATGCATTAATTGCTAATGGTGCTACAACATTTTTATCTTCTTATACAATTAATGACTATATAGTATTAGGAACTGGAGATGTAAGACAAATTACATCTATTGCAAATAATACATATTTGACAATGAATGCTGTTCCAAGTACAAATGCATCAACAACACATACAAGAACTTATCCCCAAAATACACCAATTGCTTTTTATAATTATCCTCTTAGAAGTATTTCTGTTTCAGGAAATCAATTAACTCTAAATCTTGGAGAAACACTTTCAAATACATTAGCGGTTAACGCGGTATATAATGTACAAGTTAATAGCGCTCTTCAATTAACTAAAAATCTTATACCATCAAATTATGTAAATCTGGCCAATTCTACTCAAGGTCAAACTTCTTGGTGTTTGGGTATTGTCGACGCATTTAAATTAATTTCTGTAACATATAGTTTAAATCCAAATTATACTTCTGGTGCTATAAATGCAACATCAAATTTTATATTGGATACAGGTCAGAAAGATGATTATTATGGTTTAGCTTATCTTAGAGTTAATCCAGCAAACCCAATTACTATTACTCCCGGAATGTATATTCAAGTAAACTTTAGCTCATTTAGTTATACAAATACTGGTGGTGGTTTGGGTTTCTTTGATATAGATAGTTATCCAATTAATGATACAAGCGGTGCTAATACTCAAGTTTATATTAAAACACAACAAATACCAGTATATACTTCTACTTCGAGTGGACAAGCATTTGATCTCAGAAACACATTAGATTTTAGACCAGTAATACAAAATACGGCGAATACCAGTGCAAATAACACTGCCAATAATATTACTGTTAATCCAGCAAATACTGAAACATTTGTTTCTACCGAAAAATATTTTCCTGCTCCGAACGAATTGTTTAGCTGTAGTCTTCAATATTATCAAGGAAGATATGATCTATTAGCTTTAAATTCTCAGGGACAATTTAGTATTGTCCCAGGAATTCCATCAAATAATCCAGTACCTCCAAGTGGATTAAATGGAACAATGACTTTAGCTACCATAAATGTTCCTCCTTATCCAACATTAAGTACATCCGATGGTGTACTTTATGGACGTCCTGATGAAACAATTACCATAACTCTTGATCAAAATAGTGGTTATACAATGAAGGATATTAATTCATTAGATAATCGTATTACAAATTTAGAGTATTATACTTCATTAAATCTTTTAGAGCAACAAACTACTGCTTTAAATATTATAAATGCATCAACTGGCCTCAATGTGTTTAAAAATGGTATTTTTGTCGATTCATTTAATGATTTTTCTTGTGCAGATGTAAATAATCCAGAGTTTACTGCAGCTATTGATACAGTAACAGGTGAACTTATACCTAGATTTGAACAACAAAAACATAATTTAAAAATAGCAAATAGTACAGGTATTACATTGAGTAATAATTTAGCAACTTTGACTTATACTTCATCACCAATGATAACTCAACCATATGCTACATTAGTAAGAAATTGTACCGACGATTATTATAATTTTACAGGTACTTTAAATTTGTATCCAAGTTATGATAATTTCTTTGATACAACTGTAAATCCAAACATTACAATAACAGGATAAAAAATGCCTCAAGGAATTTTAATACCGTCACAATTAAATTTAGCTGATAGTATTCATAATATATTTAAATTAAACATACCAACTTCTGTGGCAAATAGTCAATCTACAGTTGCAAATAGTGTTGCTACAACAACACTGTCAAATACATCGTTAAATGTTTCATCACCAACAATATCAGCAGCAACAACTGCAAATGTTGGCGATTATATAACAGATATTTCTTTTTCATCATTTATTGCGCCACAATCTATAAATTTTACGGCAAATGGGATGAAACCCGGAAGTAATATCTATGCATATTTTAGTAATATACCAGTAAATGCATTTGTTGCGCCAGCAACTTCAAACGGAACTGTTTGGACTCCAACGGGAACTGTTGGTTCACCTTTAATAGTTAATTCAGCCGGAAGTCTATCGGGAATATTCTATGTTCCCGCAAACACATTTTATGTTGGAAGTAATGTATTATTTTTGATGGATGTTAATAATATTCTTTCAATTGATGCGGCGACAACTCAATCTTCAGCAACATTTAATGCTTATAATTTTACAGCAACTACAACAACACGTCCTGGTGATAGTGATACAAATAATTCAATTGGTACTGGTGGTTCAACACCAAGCGGGCCAACATTACCTTCACCAAATTCAACATACATTGCAACACCTAGTTTAAACCCAACTTTTACTCCAGCATTTGCAAATATAGCTGGAATGGAAACACCCAATAATACTTTTGCATATGTGGTTACTGGAAATTCTGTAACGGTTTCAAATGTTAGTCAACCAATCCAATTAGGATTTTCTTTTACAACAGCTAATGTTTATAATAATGCTCAAAATAGATATGCTATTGTTGAAGTACAATGGACAAATCCAGCAAACGTTGTTCAAGCTGCTTATTGTTTCACAACTTCTCCGTCTAGTCAAAGATCAAATTATTATACTGATGCAGCATGGGGTGTTGGTGGAAATTATAATTTAGCAAATGGCACAATAGCTAATCAAAATGTATTAATTGATGTTGCAAATGGAAGTGTTATAACATTTTCCGTATTAACTGCTGGTTTGGGAGCATCAGTTTCCAATACAGGAAATGTATATGGCGGAATAAAAAGTGGTAATAACATTGCAAAAGTACAATTAACAGTAAACATACTAAATATAACACAAGGTAGTAATAACGTAGCTTCTTTTTCTGCAAATGTTATAGCACAATCAAATACATATACAGGAACATAAAATGGGGAATCCCTTAGCACAAACATTTACAATTTTTCCCCAATATGCCACAAATCAAGATGGTATATTTTTAACACAAATTGATTTATATTTTCAACAAATAGATCCAAATTTTGGGGTTGTGGTCGAATTAAGAAATACTGATTCGAATGGTTATCCTGCGAGCACAATAATACCATTTTCAAGAGTACATTTAACTCCATCACAAATAAATGTAAGTACAAATGCATCGGTTGCTACATCTTTTGTTTTTTCTGCACCTATATTTTTACAATCAAATAATGTATATGCATTTGCAATAATTCCTGATGGTAATTCACCAGATTATTTAATCTGGACAGCCCAAACAGGAGAAGTAGATGTTCTTAATTCTTCATATAGTGTAACCCAAAATTGGGGAGACGGATCTTTATTTTCTTCTACAAATGATACAGCATGGCAACCAATTTCTGCACAAAATTTAAAATTTACATTATATAATGCTAATTTTACATCAAATAGTGGAACAATTAATTTAACAAATGCTGATGATGAATTTCTTGGAATTCAAAATGTTCAAGGAAATTATCTTGTTGGTGAACACGTATTTCAATTTACAAACACTCCTATAACTGGAACTGTTTCATTTTCTAATAATTCTCTAACCGTAACCGGAAATGGTACATTATTTCAAACAGTTTTTACTCCAAATTCTTATATAATTCTTCATAATTATTATGCTCCAACGCCCGCTGGTTATTTTAGTGTTTGTAAAGTAGCAACAGTAAATTCTAATACCAATATTACATTAGATAGACTTCCATCATTCACCGCAAATAATGTGTGTGCTCTAAATGCTCCTGTTGGAAAATTAATATATTATAACCAAAGTACTGGTGATATTACACTCGGCGCTTCTACCAGTTCAAACAACACATTTTGTTTTACTAATGGAAGTATAATAATTTCTGATACCACAGCAACAAGAGCTACAATATCAGCAGTTAAAAATAAAATAATAAGTTATTTTCAACCATTATTTTATAGAACTAGCGTGACAGGAACAAGTATATCAGCAAATGCTAATTTGATAGATACAAGTTATTCATTAAATGAAACTACATCGGTAACATTTAATAATTCAAATTATCTTGATACTTTTGATGCTGTTATTGCTTCAAAAAGTTTAGAAATACAAAATAATACAGGTAAATCATTTGTAATGCCCGTTACAATGACGAGCAATTATCCTGTACTAAGTCCAACATTAGATTTGCAATCAACAAGTATTCTTAGATATCATAATTTAATAAACAACGATTTAACTA